ATTTTATATAAGCCGGTCGTTGTATCAGCCCACGGTTGATACGCATAGGTAGTTGCTGGTTGAGTACTGCCGCTGTTTTGGCTAACAATTGCAGCCAATGCATCATTCAAATCAGCTCGAACGGTTGCGCCAGATCCATTGCTGATAACGTAATCATGTTGTGCCATTAGATAATTCTTGTTTTGAGGGCCATCATCACTATACTATACCCCTTTTCCATATCCTACAACACTCCAGGTAAAATTACGGCTGATGGCAGTACCAGTGTTGTCTCTAAAGGTAATTATAAATTGACTGCCGCTAATACTATTAATCTCAAAATAATCACCACTTTCCATATTTTGAGCTGTTATCCCAACGCTAGGCAATGAACTATTAATCCCGCCTAAAGATGATGTGCCAGTAAAAAAGGGTTTATCAAATGCAATAGTATTAGCACCAGCTCCGCTACTTACTATGCTACTGCTTTGTTCCATCCGCCGTTGAAACGTAGCTTCATAACCAAGCTCATGGATTGCTATATTTTGGCTGACATCATTAGTAGTTAACTCAGCTTTAAATTGAAACGCACGTCCTTTAAAAGTACCATTTACAAACTCTTGCCACGCAGACCACGTTGGAGATCCGCTTGGATTATCTGTTGTACTACGTTGGTATAATTTAGAATTTACGCTAGATGATGCAGGTCCATCAAAATCAGTCCAATAATCAACATCCATTGCTCGATAATCTATAGAATCTGACGGGAAATAAGCGGTAGTAACAAAAAATCGTCTAAGGTCTAAACTATAATTTGCACCAAGATCAAGAGTATCTGTAAATTCATATATGCCATTTGCGGCTATATTGCCAGGGATATCAAAATTAATTATATCATCAACACTTGATATATTATCAAATAATTCAATTCCTGTGATAGATAATCCCTCATATTCATCGCTATAGAATGTATTTGTTTTATTACCTTGAAATGGTGGTGCATCATTATCTTCCCGTTGTGACTGTACCAATAATTCGCCTAAGGCATCAGGCAAATCAATAATAATGCTGGTTTCCGAACTTGATTGTCGCCCTCCGTCGTCTTCAAATTTAACCAAAACCTCGCCACTAATTAACGGAATAATAGCTTCAGTGGTACTACCAGATTTTGCCTCTACAAGATCAACACTATTTGGCCAAGTAGCTGACCCATCAGTTAAATTGCTATGGCGGATATGTACTTTTCCTCCAATTCTTACATCAAGATCAGTACTTGGATCCCAGCGTAACCGACCAGAATTAGCACTAATTGGCTCAAAGGTTAAATTTTCAACATTACCGGGTAATGCTGTCTTACCAATTGTTATAGCAGTTAATTGTGCATAACCAATCGAGGGTATACGTAATGGATTTAAACTGTAAACATGAATATAATAAGTATCAACTTCAACTTCGAGAATTTCATATTCTGCGCTAATAATATCAACAATATTCCAATTGCCATTACCACGTCTCCAATACACACGATATTCGCTAACTCCAGCCACCGGCTGCCACCTTATAGATAATTTAGACTTTACTTTATTATTAGATTCATAAATTAACTCTTTATATTTAATATTAGTAGGTGCTTCGGGGTTAAATTCAGTAATTGTTATATTTGATTTTTGCAATGGTCTATTTTGCTCTACATATTCATACTTACTTGGATTATGAGATAATGCTGTAATTTGATATTCAACACCTTCGTTTTCGGATACAGTTAGTACTCGCCATGTCGTAGCCTCAACATTTGTATTTTGCAACATCCATACGCTACCTACATTTGGAGTTGTTGAATATGCTGTTGATACTGTGATTACAGCACCTACAACTGTTGTAATATTACGTTCTTCTATGCTGCCATCGGGCATTATAACAGTTAGTTTTGCATTAAATAAATTAGTTAAATCTGTATTATCTGTATCATCAACTGTAATTTGAGTTGTTGTAGCAGCATTAATACGGCCAGCACGTCTAATGCCAGCCTTTAATGGATCTGCAATTTTTATTACTTGGCCTGGTCTTACAATAACACCAGATTCAACTGATGTAGCAAAAGTAACTACTTCAGTTTCATTAGCTTCAGAATATAGAACCCATGCACCTAATCTTGCTGCTTGCCCGCGACTAGTGCAAGCAAATGCACGCAATTCTGTTTTGCTTATTCCATATTTATTAATAGCATCAGCATCTTCTACAATTTCATATGCTATTTCTTGAGTTTGTGTATCTAAATAAGAAACAACTGCACATGTATGTCTAGTTTTTAAACTACTGCCGCTATAACTAAATCCAGCTTCTGTTACATTAGCCATTGTAAATAAATATGATGCATCCCGTGGAGCATCTTGTGAAATTGTTAAAGCACCAGTTGCCCAGTAGGGCATAACACGCATTACACTTGACAAATCATTAATTAATTTATATGCATCATCTTGATTTTGAATTAGTACATTACAACTAAAACGTGGTTCGGTGCCGCCCAATCCATTTGATACTAGAGCTGATGCATAAGCTGATGCCGCATAAAAAGCAGGTTTATCAAGTTGTGAATCACTTATATATTGCCCGAATCCATATCTAGTATTAGTAAGCAAATCAAATAAAATCCAAGCTGGATCTGATGTCCATACTCTCGCATTCTCTGCTGTTAGTGTACCATTAAATGTATAGCCATCAGGGTAAATAATACGACCGCTTGTTTGATCTACAGTCACTCCAGTTGGTACTCGCACCTTAATACCACGTATGCGATAAGTGCGACTTGGTAATGAAGTAAATTGCTGCGCATCAAACTTAATTGCAACAATTGCACTATTGGGATATGTAAGTTTTTGATAAATAATTTCTTGGTAATATGACCATTGGAATGCATTCACTAGAGTAGCTGGATCGGCGCTATCAGCTGTTATTCTTGTTAATTTTATTGCTACGGAACCAACCCATCCAGTAGTAAAATTAACTCTATAATCACGCTGATAAGCATCAGCAGTACGACCACTAACTGTTTCGGTTGCTACAGTAGTATAAGCGCCGCCATTATATGATAGTGCAATTGTAAATGAAAAGCTGGCGCCCAATATATCACCTTGTGTATTAAATTCTTGCAATGCTGGTACTGTAATAGTAATAATAACACCGTTTACATTTACATCATTTACTGTTCTTATGACTGGTGTTGCCTGTTGTACTGTTGAATTTACCGTAATCGGCTCACTAATTTCGCCGTAACCTTGAATATATGGTTGTGTTTGTGTACCATAACGTGGTTCAATCTTTACGTTTTGAAAATTATAATCAATTGATTGCACATTATTTAAATTAGCGCTAGCTCTTATAATAGGTGTTTTATTAAGATAAATATCTTTTAAGGCTGCAATATTATATGCACTAGTACCTTTCGTTAATCCTGCTGCAGATGGGAATCCTTCAATTTCACCTTCACTCAACAAATCTAAAAATGTTGCATATTGTGTACTAGATAAATTATCTGGTGTGCGTGTTGGTATGCGCGGCCTATTAGCTTCAGCTTGCGCTTGTGCTTGGTCCTGTTGTTTAAGTAGTGATACATAAGTTGCTTGCGCCGAACCCTTTAGGCTCATTGCAAAATACATCTCAGCGGCTGAAGGCATTACACTACCTCTTGTGTTGATATATTGGCTGATATAACAACAGATCCAACAATTGTTTCACCATAAATAATAGGAACTGGTGTGCCTTGCACAGATGTATTTTGAATACCACTAAAACTATAGGATTTTTGTGGATCCATCTCTGACTCACGCATTGTTGGACTTGTATAAGTAGGTGAATAACCACTCATTGCTGCTGGTGGTGCGATACGTGGCACTGGTGTAAGCATTTGTGCTACACCACCTAATGCAAGGCTAGCACCAATACCAACGCCAACAGTAGCGAATGTACCAAGGCCAGCAACTCCACCAGAAAAACCAAAGGCAAACCCAGACAATAAACCTGCTGATAAAATGCTCAGGCCAATAATTGCTACGCCAGCCAATATCTGTCCTACACCTTTTTTACCACCAGCGCCTGCTACAACAGGAATTATACGAATAATATTTCCACCGATAGGATAACTAATTTCTTCTTCGCTAATGCTATATCCGCCAACTAATATCCGATAATCATATTGTACCATATGGGTTTCTAAACCCGCAAAATTTACTAATAAATATCGAACAGCTTCTGCTACATCACGGGCTTCAGCCATAAAAGACTTCACACCCATGAATTTAGCCAATTCTCCATAAACACGGATTTCTCGTAGCATCACCAGCCATCTCCTTCTACCAGTTTACATGCATTGGTATGTCGTAATCTACGGCCTGTCAAGCCTGGCCTGCAATAATCTCTTATGCTTAGTTGATCTCGCAAATGATGCAACATCATCCCATTACCTATAAATACACCAACATGATTTAATTGTTGATCGCCGATCCGCATTAATAAAGCATCGCCAGGCTGGAGCAATACATCATCACGTAATTCATAAAATCCAGCTGATTCCCATAAGCCATCAAATAATGGCTGCGCTTCAAATTCTTCTAGCGATGGCCGCTCCCAATCAGGTAGTACCAAACCATGTAGCGCATACCAATCATGTACTAATGTCCAACAATCGCTAGTCGCCCATACCCATTGCCGACCTATTAATGGCAGGCATTTACTCCATTTACCATTAGCAGGATTAACGATATGCCATGGCAGTTGGGTACGTTCACAGAATTGACGATCCATAGCACTAGGGTTAGGTGATTGATTTGGGTGGCTATGTACTACCCCAATAATATCTGCTTTATCTTCTATTTCTGCCCAGTCGCCTGGATGGATAATAAAATGCTCAGTATCTTCTGCAAGATTACGGCAAGCGCAATATATTATATCACCAGCATCATTAATAAGCAATCCACAAGATTCATTTGGTGCCATAAGCTTTGCATGATTAATAGCCGCCTTGCGCCATGTCATTGCGCAAATAAACCGACGCCAGGATATGAGCCAAATGGTAATTGGGCATTAACACCAAATCTAGTAGCGCAACTGGTTAAACGTTTGCCGCATACATCAAAAGCAGCAGAATCAACTGGATTATCATTAGCATCAAAAAATACCGCTGCTGTATAACTGCATTCAGTTGAACGATATACCCATTGGCATAAATTAGCAATGCATTGGCGTTTAGGTGCACGTACTCCTACTAAATCAAATGCCGCCGCTAACTCCCATTCAACAAAAGCACGAGATTCTGTGGTTTTACGATCTAGAAAAAAAATTTCTTTAGGAAATTCAGCGTTTGGATCAGCATTTGCATTACCTCCTGCAAAATTAGCAGCATCAAGATAACGAGCTAATGTACGTATTCTAATAAATTTAGCGCCATTTAAATCATTGCCTGTAGTTGTTTCATTTATCGTCAATAGTATACTTGTTACATATCGCAGTGCATTGCTTACCCGTAAAGTTGGTCTTGGTAATTGTCCATTACCATTATATTCAAAACCAGTAACTTCAACTGGAAATGCAATATAAGTATTTCCAGCCCATATGATATTGGCATTATTAATTTGGTTTGTACCAGAATGAAATCTAAATATTGTATTAGCACCATGTATAGCGGCAACAAGGTGAATTTCAAATAATTCAATAATTGCCGATGGTGCTGGAGTTTGTAGATCAGATACTGGTATAGTCATGGCTCAAATACTTGCGTAAAAGTTAGATCAATACGACTACGTTCAAAATCATATAACTCACGCGTCCAACCAGAACAAACCCATTTGTAAGATGTGTTGCTATCAGGTGGTGTCCAATCAAAACTGGCAGCATCGTTGGCGCGATCATCAAGAAATGCTTCAATTATATTAGCATCAATATCAGCAACATCAAAAGTTAATGACCATTCTTTAGGATTTTGGTTTAGGCCAAAAATTATTCTTTGTTGATAACCATCGCCAAACTGTATAGTGGTGATGCGTGGTGCAGACTTTTTATTTGCCGAATAGATTGGCTGATAATTAGGGAAGTTAGCCATTATGAAAGTAATCCTCCAGGTCGTCTTTGTTGAATTAATTCTTGCTTAAC